CATTACGGGCAACAACAACACTCCAGCAGTAGAGCATCCAGTTCAACCTTTTGGCACAGTAACAGCGGACACTTATGTGGACTGGGCTTTAGACATGGCAATTCAGCAAGCAGCTTTGATGATCGCTGTTGAAATCTGGCAAGCGCGTACAGCCACACTATCAGGCAGTAACGCAGTCGATTTCCAGCCCTCACCTTATCGAATGAGCGCACAGCTACTCGCTAAGGTAAGAGGATTGATCGCTCACGCCCTGAGCCCTAATTCAATGGTGGGCTAATGCCACCTGTAGCCATAACGACACTTCGCACCACTTTAGCAACTGCCCTAGTCAATAATGCTAAGTGGCAGACCTTTGCTTTTCCACCGGCAACAGTTCTTGCTAATTCAGTAATTGTGTCTCCAGATGATCCTTATTTAACACCTAACAACAACAGTCAAATCTCTGTTAGCCCTCTGGCTAACTTTAAGATTGTTATGACTGTTCCTCTGTTTGACAACGAGGGAAATCTTAATGGCATTGAAGATACTGTAGTAAGTGTGTTTGCTCTGCTTGCTGCATCTAATCTGGTCTATAATGTAAGCGCGATTAGCGCACCTAGTATTCTCAATGCTGCATCAGGCGATCTGCTCAGCTGCGAGATGTCAGTCAGTATCCTAACGAGTTGGAGTTAATCATGACCGAGTTAGAACAATGGGAAAAAGAGAACGAAGCCTTCCTGATCAAAATCGGTCAGGTTAAGCCAGTGGCTGCAAAGCCAGCAACCAAGAAAGATGAGGAATAAGCCGTGGCAGTTTATCTATCAAATGGCGTGAGTGTAACTGTTGATGCGGTTGATCTCTCAAGCCTAGTAAGTTCAGTAACAATCAATCGTTCATTCGATGAGCTAGAAGTTACAGCAATGGGTGACTCAGGACACAAGTTCGTTAAGGGTCTAGAAGCATCATCAGTAACAATCGACTTCTTTAACGATGCAGATACTAACAAGACACTACAGAAGCTCAACACCCTATGGGGAACATCTGCAACTGTAGTAATCAAGCAGACATCATCAGCAGTAGGACCAACGAATCCTTCTTACACAATGTCATGCCTAATCAATAACATTACACCTGTAAATGGCGCAGTTGGAGATCTTTCAACTCAGTCAGTTACATGGAATGTTAATGGCACAATCGCAGTAGCATCAGCATAATTAACTAAACAAAGGGGCAAACTCATGGCAAAACTAAAGATCGTTCGTACAGATGGAAGCGTATTAGAAGGCGAGATCACTCCAGCAGTGGAGTACGCATTCGAGCAATACGCTAAAAAGGGCTTCCACAAGGCGTTCCGCGATGAAGAAAAGCAAAGCGATGTCTATTGGTTAGCATGGGAAATAACACGCAGGACAGGTGAGACTGTTAAGCCTTATGGGATGGACTTCATTGAAACGCTAAAGAGCGTGGAAGTGTTGGACTCTGACCCTTTAGCTTAAAGCGCGATCTTCCATTCACCTACCTAATCGCTAGGCTAAGCATTAGGTTGGGAATCGCGCCACAGCAATTATTGGAGTTAGACAAGACCATGCTCGATGCACTTGTGCAAGGGCTTAAAGATGAAGCGAAAGAGGTGAGCGATGCCAACAGAAGTAAAGGGCGCGGTAGAGCTTAGAAAAGCCCTCAAAGCATTCACACCTGATCTTGCTAAAGAAACTCAGAAAGAAATTGCAGCAGTCTTGAAGCCTATCGTTACAAAGGCTCGCGGATTCATTCCATCGACTGCGCCTCTAAGCGGATGGGCACAAAGCAACAATGGCACTTGGGGCAATCGTGTTTGGTCATCATCTGATGCCAAGCGTGGCATTGGTTACAAGACCACACCATCTAAAGTTAATCGCTCTGGCTTTCGTTCCCTTGCTCGCATTGTGAACGCTTCACCTTCAGGCTCTATCTATGAGACTGCTGGTCGCTTAAACCCACAAGGCAGACCACAAGCACCCATGTCAGAAGTAGTTGCTCCAAGACATCCTAATTTTGGAAAGATGACACGCTCTGGATCTAAAGATCAATCTATGAGCAATAACCCTAATGCCGGTAAACAGTTTATTGATGCCATGAATAGAACCTCACCTATTGTCAATGCCTTCCAAAGAGCAGAAGGTCAATCAGGTCGCGCTTCTCGAAAGATGAAGGGTCGCGCTATCTTCCGCGCCTATGCTGAGGATCAAGGTAAGGCTAACGCAGCTGTTATCAAAGCGATTGAAAACTCGAAACTTGAGTTTGAGAGAAGGGTCAAGTAATGGCAGCCGATGTAAGAATTGACATAGCCGCGCAGTTTGTTGGCAAAAAAGCATTTAAGGAAGCAGACACAGCCACAGAGAAACTCACCAAGAATGTCAAGAAGCTTGCCGGAGCGGTAGGTCTTGCTTATGGTACTTCTGCGGTTATTGCCTATGGCAAGGCTTCAGTTAAGGCTTTTGCAGAGGATGAGAAAGCAGCCCTTCGACTAAGTAGAGCAGTAGAGAATCTAGGCATTGGTTTTGCTAACCCTGCCATCGCTGACTACATTGCCAAGTTGGAGAAATCCGCTGCGATTGCAGATGACATTCTTCGCCCAGCCTTTCAGGGTTTGCTCACCACTACAGGCTCATTGACTCAGGCTCAAAAACTTCTTAATGATGCAATTACAATTAGCCGAGCATCTGGCGTAGATTTAGCAACTGTTACTGAGGATCTTGGTAAAGGTTATGTAGGTATAACTAGAGGACTTCAGAAGTACAACACAGGTCTGACCAGAGCAGAGTTACAGTCCAAGTCCTTTAACGAGATTCTTGGAGTCATTCTTAAGCGATCAGCTGGCGCAGCAGAAGATTATCTTGGCTCGACTGCATACTCGATGGATGTTCTGGGTATTGCCACAGGCAACGCTTCAGAGATTATCGGTGGTGGTTTAGTCGATGCTCTTGCTCTTGTCGGTGGTGGCACAGAAGCAACAGATGCCGCCTATGTTATTGAGAACATTGCTACTGCCCTTGCTAAGGTCACAGTTCAAGCAGGTCGCACTGTTGGCGTTATTCCTACGCTTATCAAGAACCTAAAGAACCTTCCAAGAAACATCTTCGCTGGTTTTGCCGGAGCGCAGATCGGTAGAAATGTTCTTATTCCTGAGAAGAAGGAAGAAGTCAAGCTCACTCTTACTCAGAAGAAGCAACAAGAATTGATGGCTAAGTTAGAGAAGGATTCTCTACGCAGAGAACGCGAGAGACTTGCTCTAAAGAATAAGCAACTCGCTACCGATAAGGCTAAGGCTATTATTGCAAAGGGCGAGAACGCATTGCTTAAAGGCGAATCTGTCTTTGACATGGACAAGATCCAACTTGCAGCAGCTCTTACTTCTCAGGCTGAGCAATTAGGCAAGGCAACTAACGCATCTCAAGTCTTGCAGATTGCTAACGACACAGCGCGCCTAAATGTCAAGCGTTCAATGCTTGCCTTAGAAGATGCCATTGCTGCTAAAGATGAAGCAGCCATTATTGCTGCAACCAATAAACTTAATGCAGATCTCAAAGTGCTTGGCGCATTGGGTATGCAGAATGTAAAACTTCAGGACATCAAGTCAATCCTTGAAACCTTGACACCAAAGGACTTAATCAATCAGGCTAATCTGGATGCTGCTTTAGCAAAGATCAAAGAGATGCTTGCTCTATTGGCTCAGGTAAAAACACCTACAGTGACAACGCCTACCTCTGGTGGAGCTTATTCAACTGTTGCAAAGGTAGCTGCTATCACTGCTAAGTTGCCAGCAAGTGTGACTGCAACTGACTTCTTTGAGTCTTTGACAGAAGATGAACAGGCTCAATTAGGTGGCTATCAGCCTTTTGTCGGTGCAAAGATTCCTACAACTTCACCTGAAATCTTTACGCCTTCTGGAGCAGGACTTGGAAATAATGGTTCAGGCAGACAAGTTCCACAAGGTGTCACTATCAATGTAAATACAGGCGTGGGAGATCCTAACGCCATTGCAGAAGCTATTGATCAGGTTTTAATTGATGCAGTCAATCGAGGCACACTTCGAGGCGGTGCTTACTTAGCATGACATGGCTGCCAGAATGGCGAGTGACAGTAGGTGATGATGTTTATACAACTGTCACTTCTGTTTCCTATGCTTCTGGTCGGTTAGACATTGATCGCCAATCCACAGCAGGTTACTGCCAAGTAACAATCATTAACACAGATAACTCGCCCTTTACCATCAATGTCACTGAGCCAATCACTTTAGAGCTAAAGAACTCATCTGGCACTTATGTCACTGTCTTTGGTGGAGAAGTGTCAGACTTTAACATCGGGGTCAGAAGCCCAGAGGAATCAGGCTATGTCACCACTGGCACAATCTTGGGCATTGGCTCACTTGCCAGACTGACGAAGGCTATCTATAACACAGCCCTTGCAGAAGGTTTAGATGGCGCGCAAATTGCAGCCATCCTTAGTGCTGGACTTAACCTTAACTGGAATGAAGTGACTCCAACTGTCACATGGGCTACTTATCCAGCAGATGTTACATGGAACGATGCAGAGTCCTACATCGGTGAAGTGGACTCAGGCTTCTACACAATGATTGCCCTTGCAGCTAGTGCTTCTGCTAAGTCTCAGACTTTGACAGACCAGATCGCTAACAGCGCACTTGGTCAAATGTACGAAGAAAAAGATGGAGATGTCTCTTATGCAGATGCGGATCACAGATCTAACACTCTTGCAACAAATGGCTACACTTTCCTTGATGGCGCGTATGCAACACCAAGCTCTATCACCTCAACAACTCAGGTTGCTCGCATCCGTAACAGCCTTATCTATCGCTACGCCACAGGATACGCTTCAACCTACAGCACCTCAGATACCGACTCGATAGCCTCTTATGGACTCTTTGAGCGTTCCTTTGACTCTAACATCAAGAACCTTGCAGACATCACTGACATCGCCACTAGAGAGCTTAATTTAAGGCGTGTGCCTAAAGGCTCATTGGGAGCGATTACCTTCCGTTTAGATAATCCAGACATTGGTAATACGATGCTTGACAGCCTTATCGGAGTCTATTTCGGTCAGCCTGTCCTGATCAACAATCTGCCTAGCAATCTTCTGGGTGGCACATTCGATGGCTTTGTCGAGAATGTCGCACTTAGAGCTACACCTACTTTTGTGGACATAACCCTCTACATCTCAGCAACAGAGTTCTCATTAAGCACGACACAATGGGACACAGTTGTCCCTAGCACAATCGACTGGGCTACCACAAATGCTATACTAACTTGGAACAATGCGATCGGAGCACTTAACTAAATGGCAACAAGTCCTATTTATGGCTGGCTAGAACCAGACAACACAGACCTTGTAAAAAATGGCGCACTTGCCATTCGTACACTAGGCAATGCCATTGATACCACTATGGCAACAATGACTCCCAAGTCTATTGTCGATGCAAAGGGTGACCTAATCGCAGCAAGCGCAGCTGATACACCTGCTCGCTTAGCAGTAG